TCATTCCCTCATCAAAGTGTTTCTGCATTTTGATCTGGAACTCTTGACGGACAAACGGGTCAATATCATCAATAGAGTTCTGACGATTCTTGGTGTCTTGACGCCGTAGTTCAGGTAGAGGGATCGTCTCCGCGAGTAGGGAAGAATCAGCATAGCGTTGTGAAAATTCTTGATATGTCATACTCCTATGACGAAGCACTTGAGCTGCCACACCCCTAGTAGTATTAATCTCTAGGGTCATGTATGCCTGCTCAAAGATACTCCAGTGCTGATGCTTTACACAGTACCTCAACAGACCAGAGAACTTTTCGTTTTCCTGGTTGTTTGGATTGCTCACACGGGCACAGTAAGCCATGTGTTTCTCAGCATCAGGTGTGACACTGATAAGTTTAGTCAGGGTATCCGTCATCGTCATTAAATACTTCGTCGTAATCTGATACAGGGAAAGGAATGGGATCATCAAAGTTCTCCCGTTTGTCAACATAAGCAGCAGGATCAGAATATACTTCTGACTCAAGAGCATCAACCAACAGTTTTAGATTCCTTACTATAAGTTTAAGTCTGTCTCTTTCCATAAAAAAATGGGAGGTCACCCTCCCATTCTAACACTATTCAGTTGGTTACGCAATCACTTGACGTAAGTGCGTCCACGATAGCAGAAGGTGCCGTGAGTTTCCTCAACTGCCTCATGCACTTTGCAGTCAATACCACGATACTTAGTAACGTGGATTTGTGCGTCATGCAGAGCTGCTGCTTTCTCGATTTGGTTTTTGATCAGTGTTAAGGTGTTCATGGTAGTTACTCCTGAAATACTAGGGTGGTTTATTCCCCGTTCCTTCAGTCGTTTGCGTCCCCTAGGGGATGAACGTTCCGTTCCGCGACCTACTTGCGTCCCACAGAGTGGGATGAACGACAGGTCTATTATAGACCATCATGCCTTATTTAGTCAAGCAGTTTGGTATAACGTGTTACAAAAACATGCCCTTATTGGACATGTACTGGATGGTCTCCTTCAGTGTGCCACGGTGATGAAGACCCAGGGCAATCTGAGGATACTCTGCATCATCACCAAACTCAGCACGAAACTGTTTATCACTAAAGTCAGTGTCAAGTAAGAACTCTTTAGTGTCTTCATGCACTGCCTCAAGCAGCATCTTGGCACGTTCACACTCTTGACTGCCGTTAGAATAAATCAATGCTTGCATTACTCTTCCTCCTCTTCATATTCTAATACAACACGTTTATACCTTCTGCCATTACTATCTACACAAGTAATGTGTCTCAACGTGGCATTTAGTTCATCTGCAACTTCATGCAGTGTCCACCATGGAACTTGTTTTTCAGTCACGTTGCCTCCAGTCGTCGGGTTTATCTCTTTGGAACCAATCAACGATTTCATCAGCACTATCAAACCCCGTCTTATGATTGGATGGGTCGGGGTCTCCTAACCCCATCCTATTGAGAAAATCATCAGTGCTTCCTTCCTCAATGCCTTTAGCTTGGCGACGTGCTTTACGCAACCATTCTCTTGCAGTAGTATTTGCCTTGCTGAGTTTTTCAGCCCAAATCATATCTTCGAGTTTTACCTCTTCACCGTTCGCAATACATTTACAAATAAACTCTAATCGTAGTCTGTATTGGGTAGAAAGCATTTTAGTTCTTTCGCAGTTTTGACTCTAACTCTGAAGTCTTATTAAATTCAGCGTAAGCTGCTTCAGATCTGTCACCAAGAATACTCAGGATGTCACTACGAATCACGTCATTATCAACGTAGTCATCCAGATATTTGTCAATGGCTTCCTTCAGGTATCTATACCTGTGCCACTCAGGTGAGTATGGTTTGTACATGATTTAAACGATACATGATGTGATCATAATACTATTTACTAGGTATGTCAACTGAGTGGTTTACCAAACTTGTCAACAAGACCTAGTTTTTTGATTTGAGAAAAGTTAGACTTCTGATTTTTTTTGATCTTCTTGTATTCTTTAATCAACTTATCGACTTCATCATTGGAGATGTTGACTTTAAGTTCATCACTTTCTTCATTAGATACAAACCCAAGTCCTGACCCTTTAGCAGTGTCTCTCGCATCAACATAATCATTGATTACATCTTGGATTTCATCACGGATCAACTCATTGATTTGATCCTTAAGATCATCATCGTTCATTTTCTCTTTTTATCTTTCTTTGGTTTATTGCCCCAAAGTTTTGGACTGATATTACCATGTCCAAAATCAATGGATTTAAGATCGTGTTTGTACTTGTCCCAATACATGTCAAAAATACATGACATCTTACGACCCCTGGTCAGATCATAGCATTTTTTACCATCGACAATGTATGTGACGATCCTTGCATCATTAGGAAAGTTTTTTTCTGTCACCTGTGCCCAGGTGCCATTTTCAATCAGAATCTCACAACCATAGTTTGATGGCAAAAGACCAGGAGTTTCCTGTTTGAACTCTGCCATCTTTTGTTCTTCTTTGACTGATGATGTCATGAACGATCTCCCCAACGAACATCGGGGAATGCCTCAGCTACAATATCTTGAGTGAGTTTGTATTTGGTCTGAAGTTGCTTGTCCTTGACCAGGCAAATAATCTTTGCCTCTTCAGGGTGCAGACCTTCAAGCAACTGAATGAACATGGTCTCACGACGCAGTGCAGTCAGAGAGTCATTGCCACCCTTGACATAGTTGTAAAGGTGCTTCCACTCACGACGGAGAGATGTGTGATCAGTTCCAACAGGAACTTCATTCTCCTTGTAAGGCACCTGTCCGGGCGGCAGAACCGTGATAACACTGGAGTCGAAGTTCCAGATCAGAATCGCAGTCAGAGCGTCGTTACGGTACTCCTGAAGCACTTCTACCTTCTTTGCCTTTGAACGCTGCTTATTAGCAAGTTCAAGGATCTCATGGACAAAAGGATTAGGTGGCAGTTTCTCTGGAGTCTTTGCTTTCACAGTCGTTTTAGGTGCTGCTTTTTTTCTAGTCGTTGTCTTCGTCTTCGTCGTAGTCATAATCGTTTTCAAATCTTACTGCTAAAATTTCGTCAGGAAGGATGTTACCGTTTTCGTCAAACATCTCTGGATGAGTATAGACGGGTTGTGTTTGATATACATGGTCCTTTGCTAACCATCCTACCACACCTCCTACGAAAAAACACATTACGGAAACCAAGGTTCCGATTGTCAGGGTTACTGCTAACATTGCTCTACTCCCAGAGTTCTACTTTTTCCTGATGTCCAGATAAAAGTTCAGGTGAAAAACAATCTCTCGTCGGAAGAGAGAAACCATATTACCAAACTTAATCTGAAAAGTTTTGGGTGGATCTGGTATTCTCCTCCTATTTCTTAACAATAACTCCACTCCCCGATTGATATCAGGAGTTTCTTTATTTAGATTGCTTTTTCCGTCGCCCAGGTCTTCGGTCATTACTATACCTCACTGCATCTTCTAAGAAACCTTTCAGATAGTTTCTGATTTTTCTTGCTTGAGGTTTAGGGATGTGACCATAACCTTCGCGCAACTGTTTGTGCATGTTGTCAGACCCACCTTCAATGTATTCATCAAGATCAATAATAAGATTGTCTATCTCACTTGTGGTGGGACTTGAAATAAATGTATCGATCTCATACTTCTTGACCTTGCTCGCTTTCAAATAATCGTAGAACTTTAAGTTCATGTTTCCATCAAATGCATGATCGATTGCGTGTTCAACAAGATCGTAGATGTCGATGAGATTTTGTTCCATTAGACTAGTTTTTCTTCCCTAAGGTACTTAACAGTGTCAGTGCATCCTCCAAGATGGGTATCGTCTTTAAGAACTTGAGGGAAGGTAGAACCTTTCCCAAACTTCTCATAAAACTCTTCCCTGGTAAAATCCCTGTTCAGTTTGTAGACTACATGTTTAAGCTCTGCCAACTGTAACACTTGTGCTACCTTTGTGCAATAGGGACAACCGTCGCGTGAATAAACTGTAAATGTCATTTTGAAATTTATTTAGAGAAAAAGGGAGGTTTCCCTCCCTACTATATCAATCTTCGTCCTCTTTGTAAAGACTTTCTAGTTTTTCCCTAGAAAGATCGACATACATGAGTTCATCACCAGGACTAGGTGCCTCAGGATGACGTGGTTTGGGCGGTTCATTCATCATGGTGTTGATGTTCATGATGTTTGCCCACATCATCGCAAAGGCAGCACCAGCGATTACAGCAAAGCATGAGAAGTAGACGAAGACAAGCCAACCGTTCACAGTGCGTTACCTCTAGGAAGAACTTCTTCTGGGAATACAAACTGTTCATGTGGTTGATCTACTGGTGCCATCCAGGCACGCAGACCTTCATTCAAGAGGATATTTTTCGTGTAGAAGGTCTCGAACTCTGGGTCTTCTGCTGCTCTGATTTCTTGGGAAACGAAATCATAAGCCCTAAGATTGAGAGCAAGACCAATAATACCGATGGAAGAAGTCCAGAGACCCATAACAGGAACAAACAGCATAAAGAAATGCAACCACCTCTTATTGCTAAACGCAATACCGAAGATCTGAGACCAGAAGCGGTTTGCCGTAACCATTGAATAGGTTTCCTCTTCTTGCGTTGGTTCAAACGCTTTG